CATAGTTAAACTTGTAACTGATGTATTAATCCCTGATGCAAGTGTTGATGTAAATTGTCCTTGTTGTACACCGCCCCATGATCCAAGGCCCCAACCTGTTGTTGCAACTTCAATTGCCGGTCCTACTGAATAATAAAGTTTTACTCTAATGCCACCAGAGGTACTTGCTCCTGATCCTGATTCATTAGAAGCCATTGTAACTGTTAATGTAGTTGTTGTTGGAATAGAGGTTACTTGAAATTTGTTGTCCTCAAAATTAGCTGAGTTAAAATTAGAATTTGTTATAGATGTAAAGTTATCTAATAAAATAATATCACCTTTGTTTGCATTGTGCGCTGAGGAAAAAGTTAATGTAACAGTTGCTGATCCGTTAGTTGTGCTAAATGCAGATGTTAAAGTTGTTGTAGTTTTAATTGGATGTATGTCATAAAAAATACCGCCCGAGTATGCATATAAAATTCTATTAGTGCCTAATGCTGCATATTTAATACCACTAGCATTTACAAAATGGTGTAGTGCTGTGTTACGTCCTGTAATATCTACTGAACCTAGTTGTGCCCAACCTCCTATTTTTTCTGGAGTGCCATATCTAAATCTAACATTATCACCATTAACCCATTGGCCTTCGCCTCCGGTTGATGTAACTTGTTTGTTAAATCCTGGCTGAAAATTTACTTTTTGTAACATATAAAAAACCTTTTAATAAAAAGGCAGGAGAGTATGTGGTGGAATCTCCCGCCATATTATTATATACAATATTATTTAGGTATTTTAAAGCCTTTATACCAAGCAGGCAACCCTAAAAATGGTCTTTTATCATATAGATTTTCTTTTGCAGTTTTAGATGAGGATTTGTTATAGTGTAAAAATACCTGTCCACAGTCCTTACCTCTAAATTCTTCTCGCCAATGTTCTAATTCACAACCAGAATATATAAGCATATCTCCAGGTTTGAGGTCGACTTTAATTCCAGCCTGACCTTTCTTACCTGTTGGATCTAGATAAATTGACCATGGATCACCACCTAGATTTAATGTTGTTGATATTTCACAAGAGTATCTATCTTTATGTCTAGCTAAGACATCTCCTTTTTTATAAATTCTTGCATAAGAATATGTAGGACTTAATTTTAAACTAGTATGTTTTTCCATAATAGGTTTTACTTGTTCTAATAAAGTTTCCATTGCAATGTCACTATAATGTGAATAGGTATTTGGAACTTGTTCATCATTCCACACACCAAAATATTCTGTAAAAGGTGAAATGTATTTTTGATCAAGTAAAAATCTTGCTGTCTTTCTCTTGTTACAAAAATATTTGTAAACAAAATTTGCTAACTCTGGTGAAATAACTTTTTTTAATACTGTGTATTTATTTTTTTTGAATGACATTTTTTCCTTTTAATCTAATTTTAATTTGTTTATTTTTAATTAATGTTTTAATTAAATCTGGTTTATTTCCTTTAGAGTGTCCGTTTAAAATAGAATCTATAAAAGCTTTTTTTATATCTTTAAATTTATTTAACATTTAAAACCCCATTTGGTATTGCTTGACAGTTCCAATGTATAAATCTAAACGGTTCAACACCCATATCAACAGTGTATTGATGTGGCATATACGAAGGAAAAAATATCATTCGACCTGGTTCTGCCTTATAATGAATGGCTGAACTTGCATAAGTTACTTTTGATTTATCTGCTTCTGGTAAAAGATTCATTAAATTACCTGCTCTGGGATCTTCAAACAAAGGCATAGATGTTTTATCACTAGCTTTTAAAAAATAAAAACCAGAAATATGACCATTCCAATGTGTGTGTAATGTATGGTGTCCACCTCCATTTTTAGCAAATTCTTGCACCCACATTTCTGTAGTAAATAAAGTGTAACCAGACATATCAAAGCCCATTTCAATTAATAAATTATTAGAAGTTGCACCGATATAATCTTGTAATTGTTTAAATGCAGGATCCCCTATTAAAGATGTTGAATGATAGACACTACCTAAATCGCCCTTAGTTTTATTTGTTTTGTTACGTTTATCTATACCAGGTTGTAGATTTTTTTTAGATTGAGTAATATATTTGTCAGATGCTTTGTTTAAATCATTAACAAATTTAGGTTCATCAGCAAACCATATAGGACATTTAAAATAATCTTCTCTATTTAATTGTTTAGGGTAGCTGGGTTTTTTTATTTTTTTCTTTTTCATATTTTTCCTATTTATATGGCCATCCTAAATTCCAAATAACCAAACTGTTTCTTTCTCCACTTTTTACAGGACATACTCTATGCCATACAAAACCAGGAAATACAACTAAAGAACCCTTAGGTAATATCTCAGTGCATTTGTGTATGTTAGGTTTTTTATCAGGATCTTGATTTCTAAAATCAAACTCTAGTTCACCACCTTTATATTTTTTTGGATCTGTTAAAGTAACAGTTACAGATAATTTTCTAATTTTACCGTGAGACGGATCTCCTTGTTCTCTTTGATAGGGTTGATCCCAACTATCACAATGCCAATCATAAAATTGACCTTTAGTATATTTTGTAAATTGACAAGACTCAGAATGATCCCATTGAAAATTCCAACCAGCATTTTCATTTGCACTATGAATGTATGGTTGTATCTCCTTATATATCCATCTATCATTCATCCAAACAATATCAGAATTTCTTTTCTTTTTTAAATTTTTAATTTGTTTGTTATTTAAATTTGTAACATCACCAAATCCACCAGTCATTGCCATTTGATCTTGCAGTTGTTTTCCATAACGAACAATATCATCACAGACACGTTCTGGAATAACTGATTTAAAATACCAATAATAGTTTGTTAAATTCATATTCTTTCTTTTACCACCATAAAAACAATATACTTATGCTAGACTAATTGTCAATTATTAAGAAGTCCAAACTCCTAATCTCTTTTGTCTATAATGTGTTCTTAAATTCCACACACCTGGTGCTTTTTGAATTGCAGCTTCTGATACAATAACTATTCTTGAACCACCATTAGCATTAGATCCACGAGTAGTTGGGTTATGAGATGAACCACCACCCCCACCCCCTGTATTATCAGCACCATTTGTAGCACATGTTCCACCTGCGTTAGATCCTCCATTACCACCACCACCTGATCCGCCTGATCCGCCTTCATTGGCTGGACCACCTGAACCGCCTGCACCTCCTCCACCGTAAGTAACACTTGATCCTGTAATACTACTTGGTTTACCAGAGCCCCCTGCTGAACCATTACCACTATTTGCAAAACCACCAGCTTGATTAGCTCCACCACCACCACCTTGTCCACCTTGATTTCTTTGAGAACCACCACCAGCACTTCCTTGAGATGGACTAACAGGAGGAGTATTACCAGCTCCACCAGTATTATTTCCTGGACTTTCAAAACCACATCCTCCAGAACCACCACCAGAACCACCAGCACTACCATTACCAAAATTACCACCTCCACCACCAGCAGAAGTTATTGGGTTAGATGGGAAAGCTGCAACTGAATTTCCTCCAGAACCACCACCAGCTGGTCTAGAAGATCCAGCACCAGCTGCACCAACGGTCATTGTATATGCAGTATTACCGCAAACGGAAATACAACTTATGTCTCTAAATCCTCCAGCACCACCTCCACCACTTCCACATGCTGCAGTTCCACCTCCACCACCTACTACAAGAACTCTAACTGTAGTTGTTAATGGTTGTGTTGTAACATTTCCTGTAGATGTTTTACTAGTAATTTGTGCTGCTTGTATACATACTGAAGCTGTTGCACCAACTAATCCGCCGTTTGATCTTGCCATTTAAAGTCCCCTATTCGGAAACCCAAGCTGAACCGTTCCAATTGTGAACTGTTTTGGTTTCCGCGTCATCGTTTGATTTAGTAGCTTCCCAACCTGTATCGTTGTCAGCGTTATATTTTGTTTCGTTCCATTTAATAGAATACCACCATGAAGGTGTTTCTTCACCATCATCAATTACTGATGGATAAGTTATTGGTGCTTGCCAATCATCATCACTATCCAATGCCCATGAAGCATGGGGTTGAGGTGATAAAAATTTATTTTTTGATGCATCATAAACCATGCCTATACCTGCATATTGTTTTCTAAAATTATGATTATAAGAAGTTTGTTTAAAATTTGTATCTGGTAGATTAAAAAAATTTTTACACCATGTTTCACCATCAACATGTTCATCTGAAGGTACTTCATCATTTGCTACAACTGTAACTTGTTTAACAATTAAATGTGTATCAGATGTAAAACCTGTTGGATCTGTTTTTGATTCTAATTCTGCAAAATGTGCCATATTTATTCTCCTTAAAAGTTTAGTTATATTTTAATTTTAACTTATAGTCAATGTTCCTGATGCTGTAAATTTCACTAATTGTTCTCCATCTGGATGATTAGATAACGCTCTTGCAGGCGTTGGACTTGCTGCTACAGCATATGCTATTGGAATTTTTACAATTACAATACCTGGACCACCATTTCTACCTGGATTACTTTGATCAGAACCACCTCCACCACCACCAGTGTTTACTGCTCCTACTGTACCAGTAGGTCCTGCGGGAGATGGTCCTGGTGCTGGTCCACCGCCTATTCCTCCACCGCCTGCACCAGCTGCACCACCTGCTCCACAATTAGCATCAACTGCACCACCTCCACCACCAGCATAAGATGTGTCGGGTCCTAAAATTGTATTAGGTGCTCCTGCACCACCTGCACCACCAGCTTCACTATCAGCAGCACCACCTGCACCAGAACCTCCAGCAGCAGTTGCACCACCTCCACCACCACCGCCACCAAAACCTGCTGCACAGTTTGTTCCACCTGAATTACCTTGGGAAGGATCAGTAGGAGGAGTATTACCTGCTCCTGCAGCAGCTCCATTAGCATCTCTACCAGCTCCACCTCCAGAACCACCAGCACGACCTGCGCTAGCATTAGCTCCACCACCTCCGCCACCAGTAGAAGTTATTGTTGAAAAAGTTGAATTACCACCATCATTACCACCGCCTCCTCCACCTCCACCAACTGTTATTGTATAAACACCTGCAGATACACTTAATGCTGATCCTCTTAATGGACTTGGTCCAAAACCTGATGCACGATAACCTCCAGCACCTCCACCTCCACCGCAACTACCACCACCGCCACCACCAGCAACGATTAAATAATTTATTGATGCATTTGCTCTTGTTATCCATTCTGAATTTTTTACTTGATCGAAATGATCATTAATACTCCACACACCTGATGCACATTTTGCAGCTGTTTCTTTTATAATAACTACACCTGAGCCAGCTGCATGTTCTCCATTACCAGCACACGCTCTTGCTCCACCACCACCACCAGTGTTAACACCTCCCACAGTTGCTACAACTCCACCTCTTACACCTCCAAGACCTCCACCACCTGGTGCAGCACTTGCTCTTGAACCACCTGGGGTACTAGCTCCACCGCCACCCCCTCCGTAAACCACACAAGATCCTGTAATATCATTTGTTGTACCTGCTCCACCAGCTGCACCACATTGTGCGGATCCATCTGCACCGACTGCACCACTACCACCGCCACCGCCACCACCAGCTCCGCCAGTTGCAACAGATGATCCTGCTCCATCACCACCATCATTACCTTGAGCGGGACTTGTAGGAGGAGTATTTCCTGATCCACCAACACCATTTGAACAACTACCCCCAGAACCTCCACCACCAGAAGCACCATTTGCTCCAATTTCATTTGTACCACAATCTACAAAGTGTCCTGCTCCACCACCACCACCATTAGATGTCAAGGAACCTGCTATAAGTGAATTTGAACCAGTAGAACCTTTCTCTCTGAAACCATCTCCACCAGCACCACCACCTCCAACTGTAACTGATACTGCAACGTTAGGCATTGCAACACAAGTGGTTGTTCTATAACCACCAGCTCCACCTCCACCAGATGCTGCTCCACCACCACAACCTCCACCGCCACCACCAGCTACTATTATTACTTCGTTTATAGTTGAGGTACAGTTTTTCTTTTTAAAATTTCCTGATGATGTAAATGATGTAACTTTAGTAGATGGTGT